TTTTGGAAGATGGCAAGTTGAGTCAAAATGAGATTAACGCTGCCTTCCAACAGTCTGTGCAGTTGAAGAATGTGAAGCCTGAACCTAAGCAAAAATAATGCGGCTAAGGTTTCTTGCATCAATCTTCTTTACACTCAGTTTTGCGTTTTGGCCGTTAACTGTTGCTCACGCTGACTCGCCAGGTTTGACTGTTGAAGTATATGTTTTTGACCCTTCAGCGTTGCCTGATAGACAGGCTTATACGCTTTGTGAGACTGCTCCGACTTCTGTTGCAGACATAAACTTTGATGTTGCCGGCAATGTTGTTGCAGATTGTCAAGCCGATTTTGTGCTTATTCATTACAGTGGGTGGCTGACTTTTGATACGACAGCAACGCTATCTTTGACATCTCGTGCTGACGATGGTTTCTACCTGACTTTAGATGATCAGGTGATTATTGATGACTGGACTTTGAAGGGCTGTTCAGGTTCTACAGCTGTAGTTGATGTGGTTGCAGGTGTGAGCATGAAATTGGATGCTTGGTGGTATGAGTTTGGCGGTGGGGCATGTAACATTTTGCTTGCTGATGGACAGCCTATTCCTGCTAACGCATACAGTTCAGACCCTGTTGAGCTTGTTGACCCTGTTGAGCCTGTTGACCCTGTGATTCCTGACCCTACACCTACTACACCTGTCGTTTACCCTACAGAACCACCTGTTGTTGTGCCTGTTGAACCTGTTGACCCTGTTCCCCCTGTTGTAGTCCCTGTAGAGCCTGTAGTGCCTGTAGAGCCTGTTGTGACCCCTGAACCGATACCTACTGTAGAACCTACCTTAGAGCCTGTTGTTGAGCCTGTAGAGCCTGTTTTGACCCCTGCACAGCAATATCAGGCTGTTTTAGACAATTTGATGACTGAAGCTCAGGCTGATGACATTCAAGTCCCCGAAAACATTGCTTCAATACCATTGCTCGGTGACACAGCGGTTGCATTGATCAACGCATTCAATTTCGTCGGCAACATAGGTGCAGACATGTCCCCTAAAGTGCGTAAACAGGCTAAACAGACTCTCGTCTCAGCTGTGATTGTTACTCAAATCGCTCAACTATCTACGCAAACCGCTATGTCTGCAGCAACTTCATCCGTTGCAGCAAGTTCACCAAAACAAAGGAAGATAGATAAATGAAATTCTTGAAAGACATCATCGGACAGTTATGGACTCTACTAGGAATGTTTGTTGCCTGGATAGTTTTGGAAGGTTCAGCTAAGACTGTTATCGGGTATTGCATACTAGCGAGCATCGTCATCTGGGCTGTAACTTTCCCTATACGCAATAAAGACGATTAGTTTACGTTTTTACGTTTTATACGTTTACGCTGTTCAGGTGTTGCTCCACCCCAAATACCAAAATCTTCATACATGCCTACTTGTAAACATTTAGCCATTACAGGGCATCTCATACAGATTTCCCTTGCAGTGTCGGTGGCCATAATACGCATCGCCGATTGACCTGGTGTAGATAAATCTTCGGGAAAGAAGATGTCTGGCACTTGCTCACATTCGACACCACCATTATCGATAATTGCTTCATGTAAATCTAGGGTGATGCGATCTATAGTCAATTTGTCGTAGGTCATCTTTATAGTGTAGTTATGAAGAATCCCGAAATACAGCAAATCCTAAATAAAGCAATTCTTTTAGGTAACTTTGAGAACAACAGTCCCGAATGGCATGAGCTACGCAACACTGTAGGAGTCATTTCAGGGTCAGAGATAGGTGCAATTCTTGGTTTATCTCCGTTTACTTCTGCAGTAACTTTGTGGGCTGAGAAGACAGGCAAGATTGAACGTGACTTTGTAGGTAACTCTGCTATGCGTTTAGGTCAACTTGTTGAACCGGCAATCCGTCAGCTCTATCAGGAGCAACATACAGATCATGTTGTGCAGGAAGTCGGCACTTATGCTGCAGCTTCAGCGTCATGGATGCACGCTAACCCTGATGCAGTTTGTTTAGATGAAACAGGTGCAGGCTACATTCTGGAGATAAAGCACACAGCACTTTATTGGGATGCTGTCCCTGAACATTACAAGGCTCAAGTCTTTTGGTATATGTTTGTTTTCGGCCTAAAACGTGCAGTGTTTGCTGTAGTCAATGCAGGCAGATACAAAGAGTATGAAGTGCTGTGGGATGACTTTGAATGGGAAGCAAGACTGCAACGTGTAAAAGACTTTAGACAGAATGTGCTAGATAACGTTCAGCCTGAATGGGATGGCTCGGAAAGCACCTTTGAGACTGCACGCAAACTCTCTCCAGGTATCGAAACAAGGGATGAAGAATTAGGGCAACTCGGTATAGAACTTATAAACGCTCAAACAGATTTTGATGCAGCTGAAACACATCTGCGTGAAATGAAGTCTCGAACAATCGGGGCTTTAAACGGTGCTAAATCGGGGACTATTGATGGGCAAGTAGTTGTTACGCTCAGTCAACGTGCCGGTGGAGTGCCATACCTAACAATCAAGAAAGCGAAATAATGCCAAAACTAAAAGACATCACAGGGCTAAAAGTTGGTGACAAGATTGCAATAGTGATCAACAACAAACCTAAAGAGAACACAAGCATTTCAGGAGTTCTTACAGGTATCAGCAACTGGAGTGAAGATAAAGTTGCTTTACAAATCCGTGACCTTCCACAATGGATTTATTTAGAAGATAACTACTCAGTCACCTGGTCAACTAATGAGTGAATGTAAAGTCTGTCAGACTACCGAGAAAATTGTTTATTCAGGTGTAGATGCTTTACTACTAGGCATACCAGGTGCTGAAACAGGCACAATCTGTTATCCATGTGCAAACACTGCACGTCAAACCAAACAGGAAGAACAAGACAATGGCACACTTCAATCTGAGTGAATATCAGACAGTTCAAGAACGCATAGACCTATTCTGGGTTAAGTATCCTAATGGCAGGCTGCATACAGAGCTTGTATCGTTTACACCAGATCAGGTTGTTTTTAAGGCTGAATGTTATGCCGATAAAGATGACGTTTACCCTTTGGCTGTAGATTACGCTGAAGAACGTTTAGGGTCATCACCAATCAACAAAACATCTTTTGTCGAGAACTGCAGCACATCAGCACTCGGTAGATGTATCAGCTTGCTCGGTAATGAGTTCAGTCCTAAAGGTAAAAGACCTAGTGCATCCGAAATGTCTAAAGTTGCCAGGCTAACTATCGAACCGGTAGAACGAAACTGGTCAACTGCCTTAGCAAACATTAACGACATTGAAGGTTTACGCTCTCTATACAATGAAGCGAAACAAGGTAAAGCACCGTCTAGTATTCTGGAAGCAATCAAAGGTAAGGCTGATGGAATCTCTGGAGCTAAAACAGCAAATTAGCGTGTTACAAGCGAACGTGCTTGAACTCGGTGAACTTGTTGTGCTACTTCGGGGAGACCCTATTTTGCGAGCAAAAATGCTTGCTAGGCTTGCCGAACAGACTGCCAGACTCAACTATTTAGTTTCTTTCAGCGTGGATTAGGCATTTAGGCATGTTATGTGCTTGAATACTTTGCTATAAGGTAAGATAAAAGCGGAGCCAATCCGCTTGACAGATTGACCCCGCAAAACCGATAACTCTACTATCGGCTATTTCATTCTAACAAATGCGTAGCCGAATTAAGGCTAAGAATGAATAAACCTAAAAACAGTTTTGAAGCTGTCAAAATGGTTTTAGATTGTGCACCTAAAGACTTGACTCTAGTTCAACGTCTTGTGTTAATACAGATTGCACATCATTATCCGACACCACATTTAAGTCAAAAGACTCTTGCAGCTGAAATAGGTTGTAGGCGTGTTGATACTGTGAATCGTGCCATCGCTGTTTTGGTGAAACGTGATCTGTTGATTATGAAGCGTCAAGGCCACATGAAGGCAAACAAATATGAGTTGAACTACGGTTCTACCATATACGTTGAAACCGTCTCTATGACTACACGCCAAACCGCTGTTCATTTATACGGTCAAACCGTTAACAAACAAAGAATACTTAAAGAAGATAACAAAGCGTTTTTTGATTTTTTGAGTAATTTCCCAAACATGACTGTTGATGAAGTGAAGGTCTTTCGTGCCTGGTCTAAAGCACTCCTAAAAGACGCTAGCGAAGATTTACTTGTTACTGCTTCGCAGACTAATAGGGAAATGCTTGAACCTGATGCGTGGTTAAATTTTGAAAAGTGGCGTGGATATAAACCTGAGATAGATGAAATCGCAATACTAAGAGAACAGAGCAAAAAATGAACGTTGATTACATGAATGAGTCCAGAGTGTTGGGTGGCTTGATGGAATTAGGTGATGAAGCGTATTTTGCTTTGGAATGGGACACCAAGTTTTTTAGTCAGACTCCGATGATTGAGATTATGCAGCTGATACTAGATCAGATTGATGCTGGTGAACCTTATGACCGTTGGACTATTGGTGTGAAGGCTAAACAAAAGTTTGGTAATGGTGACTTGTTTATTGTCATTATCAACTGTTGGGAAGATAAACCTTTTGGGTTGGTTGATTTGTCGTTTTGGCATAAGTTGTTGATGGAGTGTTGGCAGGCTCGTGTTACTGCTTTGCAGGCTCAAATCATTATCTCTAATCCTGACAAGATGTTGGAAGCAGTCCAGGCGATTGCTGATGCTCAAGCTGTCACGAATAGTGTTGAGTCTTTGAATACTGTGCAAGAAGATTTTGATGCTCATTTAAAGGCTCGTGAAGATGGTGTGGCTTTGATTTCCACTGGTGAGCCTAGTATTGATGTTTTGTTGGGTGGTGGTTGGCGAGCTGGCGTTTATGGTGTTGCTGGTAGGCCGAAGCAGGGTAAATCTATGGTTTTGCTTCATTTTGCTCGTAAGCTGGCGGAGCAGGGTCGTAAGGTTTTGTTTGTTTCCTATGAGATGGATGAAGGTCAGGTTTATGATCGCCTTATTGCTTCTGTTACTGGTGTTGATTCTAATTTGATTGCTAAGAATGATTTATCTGGTGAGACTGATGATGGTAGGTGGGCGAAGGATGTTGTCCCTAACGCTAAGGACTCTTTGCCTAAGAATTTGGTTGTATCGAATCCGGTTGACCGTGATGTCTCTGATTTGTTTAAGTTGATTAAGCGAACTGAGAAGAAGTTGGGTGGGTTGCATGCCGTGTTTGTTGATTATGCACAGATTATGACTTTGCCTAAACATAAGGGTAGTGAAGCTGAGATGCATGCTGCTTTGTCTAGTCGTTTACAGCAGATGACTATGCAACTTGGTTTGCCTGTGATTACTGGTTTGCAGTTGCGTAAACCTGAAACTTTGAATGATAAGAAGGTTCCTGGCACTAACGATATTGCGGGTAGCGATAAGTATGCTCGTGATGTTGTGGGTATTTTTTACATTGTTAGATCTCATGTTGAAGGTGATGAGCCTTTTGGTATTGGCAGTGAGATTTTGTTAAAGTTGGGGACTAGCAGGTTTACTCCTGATGGTGTTAGCCGCTTTATTGCTCAAGATAAGTTCAGTCGTATTGTCCATAAGGAATGGCGTTGATGCTGTCTATGATTGAACTTATGCAAGATAATCAGGTTGAGTGTCGTAAGTGTGGGTTTAGGTGGGCTGTGAACGCTGAGAAGCGGGGTCGTAAAGACTTACTATGTATCAGCTGTCGGGTGAAGCCTGCAACGACTATTCAGTATGGGAAGTTGCGTTGTCTGCCACATCAGGGCAAGTTAGATCATAATTTGAATCCGATTGATGAGCAGGGTTTGTTGCTGTTACCTGGGGAGCGTGTTTGTCAGCATCGTGACTGTATAAATCCTGCACATGTTGTCGGCGATTAGCATTACAATAAATCTGCAACAAAAAACAAGAATATGTGGCAACACATACTTACGCAAATAAAACAAGGAGAACATAAATGGCTGTTGTAAAAGTTTCAGGTAAAGTATCAAAAGTTTTTGGGGCATCATCGCAAGGTCTATCGCTAGTTGAGTCTTACAAGTCTGCAACCGGTGAAGATTACACTCGCACTTGGACTGTCTGGTTTGCTGTGTCACATGATCTGCAACTTGACACTGAAGTTACAGTGTTTGGTCAGTTGTCGGTGAAGATTGAAGACTTTGAAGATAAGACTGGTAAGCCTGGTCGTAAAGTGAAGTTGGACATCAATAATGCTCAGATAGATGCTGTCAAACCTGCTGTTGCACCTGTAGTATCTGCACCCTTCTAAATGAAGACGTGGGTTGTAGGTTTTGTTTTGGGTAGCCTACTGCTCACTGACTCATTGTTTCTAGATCAACCCCTATCAGCTGTAAATCTGTTGGTAGGGGTTTTTCTGTATTTAGTTATCCTGGTAAATGAGTATGGCAAGAAATAGTTTTAGTTTCACTGTGTTCGGGTATGAACCTAGACCACAGGGGAGCAAGAAGTATGTGGGGACTAGAACTTCAGCTGCAGGAAATAAGATTCCGCTAATCATTGAAGCATCACCTGGGTTGCCTGTTTGGAGAAGGGCTGTCGCTGATGCTGTAAAAGAAGCTATGTTGCAGTCTGGGGATGACAGCATGTTTGAAGGTGCAGTCAAGGTTGAAGCAATCTTTTATTTGACACGGAAGAAGTCTGTCACTAGATTATTGCCTACAGTTCCACCTGACCTTGACAAGATTAGTCGGAGTTTGCTTGATTCGCTGAGTTTTGGCGGTATTTGGAAGGATGATGCTCAGGTTGTCAGGCTTGAAGTGTCTAAAAAGTATGCGACAGGTGAACCAGGAGTCGCAGTTACTATCTCTAATTACCCTTGATTTTGTTATCAAATGTTTATAAACAAAACAGGCTGAAATGTTGCTATTTTTGAGCATTTAGTGTCAGACTTGCTTTATCAGGTCAAAAGGCTTGTAAAGGACAAACGAAGGACAAATCGAAATGAGTAAAACAGAAACATACGATCTAGATTTTGCTAGAGAAGCAGCAATTAACTTAACTAAGAAACGTGCAATTCAAGAACTAGAGCGTTGCATTGAAACTATGAAAAGAGCTAATGCTTTAGATGCAGTTCATGGTTTAGAAGTAGCAATTGTAATGATTCAACACCTTAGCAACGAAATGATTGAAGAGGTCGCATAATGTTGCAGGCAGAATTATTTATCGCAGCAGTAAACGCATACAAGTCTTGGTGTAAAACAAACATGGATTTCCTGAACTTTAGTCATCTCTATGATCAGTGGGATGATGCTGTGTGTGCTTATGCTCGCAGTGTCGGGCTGTCTAGGAATGATGCTTGCACACAGGTTTATGTCGATGTTGCTATTGAAAGGACAAGCAAATGAAAGACGTTTTTTACGGAGTCACACTAATCGCTATTGCTTATGGCTTTATCTTCTTTGTAGGCATGTTGGGCAAGATTGTTTGGGGGCTGTGATGAGTGCTGAAGCTGTTAGAGAGTTTTATCGCAGGCAAGGCGAAGTGAGGGAACGTGCCAGGCTAATCGTTTTGCTAAAAGAGCAGAAGGTTATCCGTAACTGTGCTGCAACCGATTTGCTCGTATTTGTGAACTGCAACACCCTAGAAGTTTTATACCTGAAAGATGATCTGATGAATGAGAGTGCAAAATGAGCAGTGAATTGAAGATTTTGTTGTTCACAATTATGCTTATTGGTATAGGCATTACCGCTTTGATGTTTAGTTTGCGAAACTGTGAAACCATTGAATATCAGGATTTGAATGGAAGTCATTTTATGCAAGTTTGTGAAGAGAAATAACATGGATACTAAAGAACAAAGATTTGTCAAAACGCAAGCGTTTCGTATTTTTGATGCAGGCTATTTTTCAGGTGAAACTGATGAACAGAAAAGAATTGTCAAATTACTTACAGATGAAAGAGAATATCATCGTCACTCGGGTTTAGCAATTGACATTTTTACAAAACTAATCGAACTAATTAAGGTGGATAAATCGTGAGCTGTGAAAAGTGTGTCAATGACACTTGTCAATGTAACAGGCTAAATGCTGTCAACATTTGGAGTAAAGATTATCGTGCAGGTAAGGCTGAAGGGCAACGTGCTGAAGCGTCACGCACTTCTGATGCTCTTATAGAGCTTGAACGTTCACAGGTCATCTCTAACGCTCAACTGCAGGCTGTTCTAGACTTGATTTTGGAGAAGTTAACTGATGTTGCTGACATTGATTGAGACTATTGCTGTCGTGCTTCTGGTGCTTGTTATCGCTGTAGTGATTGTTATGTGCCTGGCTGTTGCTATGAGTTATCTGACTCAGGCTTCTTATGTTGATCCGTTGAATGAAAGTTGTGATGATGATTGAGTTTTTAGAGTTTGTGTTTCGTAAAACTATGCGAACATACTGGTATTCCGCACGTTACACCGGTCGTAGTGCAGGTATCAATGAGATGAGAGCGTTGATTCATGCCGAAATCAAGTCTTTGCAAATCAAAGATAAACAGCCGAAGGCTGCAACAATTCATCGTATCTCTGAACTGAAATGGGTTTTGCATGAGTCTAAGAAGTTGACTGACTATGTTGACTAGAGCCATAGATGAAGCAGTTGAACTGCTACGAGATAAAAATCTTGTTTGGTCTAGTGATCTGGAAGATGTGAAAGAGAACCTGGCACACTTGTTGCTTGCTTCAGCTGCACAGGGTGGCATTATGGAGAATGTTGCCGATAACCTGGCACGCAAACTTATTCACGCTGACCCTAATGCAATCATCTATGATCTGAAGTTAGAGAAACGCTGATGCTCGAAGATTTGTCTATCCCTACAAAGAAATTTAACTGCAAAGTGAGAACAGTCAAGGCAGGGCTTTCGGAGAAGGATGCACAAATCTTGGAGTCAGCTGTGATGAACCCTGAGTGGCCTTGTCGCACGTTAGAGAACGTTTTATCGAGTAAGGGGATTGCTGTGTCAGAGAAAAGTATTAAGCAACATCGAGAGAAGCGTTGCTCATGTTGGAAGATTTAAGCACACCTGCACCGAAGGTCACTGCACCTGAGTCTTTTAGTCCGTCAATCACTTTTGATGGTAATGGTGGTGAAGCTACTTTGCCTGCTGTTGAAGGCGATAACCCTACGGATGTTGAAGGCTTCCTGAGAGATGCCGGTATCAACCCTGATGAGATAGAAATTGTCGGTGAACCTAGAGTTAGTCGCTGGCAGGTTGCACGACCATTCCCCTTAGAACCTATGTGGATGACATCAGTCAGGATTCGCTGGGTGAAGCGTAACGCTCAAATCAATCTACCCTTGCTTTATTCGCTTGCTAAGAAGACTAAGCCTGTAACACCTAAACCTGTGCAGTCAGGTAAAGCGTTAGTCATTCTCTGGTCTGATTTGCAGGTTGGCAAAGTAGATCATAGGGGTGGCGTTGACGCCATGATTCATCGAGTCGCACAAACACAGCTCGCCTTGATTGCAAAGGTCAAGTCTGTCAAACCTGAACGGATTATCTTCTGTGATGTTGGTGACACTATCGAAAACTTTAGTAACGCTGCAGACATGCATCAGCTACAAAGCAACGACCTAAGCATTATGCAACAAGTTGACTTGGCTACATCCTTTGCCTGGGAGTCTTTAAAACAGTTGGCTAAGTTTGCTCCAATAACTTATCTGAGCGTAGGTTCTAATCACTGTCAGTGGCGAGTCAACAAACAGCGTGTAGGTAAAGCCACAGACGATTGGGGTATTCACATCGGGCGGACTCTTGCCAGGTTGTCGCATGAAGTCGGCTTAGACATCACATTTCATGAACCTGCTAGCCATGACGAATCGCTTGCCTTAGACATCTTTGGTGATGGCTACCATGTTTTGGGTATGGTGCATGGACATCAAGCCAATAACCCAAACATGATTCCTGACTGGTGGCGTAAACAGGCTTTCGGTAAACAACCGGTTCAAGCTGCAACAGTCCTAGTCAGCGGTCACTTCCATCATCTTCGTGTCATAGAGTTAGGGTCAACTCAGCGTGGGTCATCACGTTACTGGGTTCAGGCTTCAACGCTAGACAATGGATCTAACTGGTGGAGAACATCACAAGGTGAAGATAGTCAGCCAGGTTTAGTATGTTTTGAACTACAACGCAACAAAGACTTCACAGGCACAGTCTGGAAGTTATAGGGGCTGAAATGGATTTGACAGTCTGTAAAGCCACAAGTGGAAGCAGATTGGACTAGGGTTCGATTCCCTACAGCTCCACGATAAATGTAAGAAAGAAGGACAAAATGCCTGTTTACCTGTTTATGTGTTC